TGCGGTCAAGACGGTTACAAGCACTTACCCACAAGTGATGTTTGCTAATCCAACTTATCCGAATATTAGCTTATCTGTCTATCCTGTGCCAACTAAACTGCTAGAGTTTCATTTTGTATCCGTCTCGGAGCTTTATCAGCCAGCGACATTGGCGACGACATTAGCGTTTCCGCCAGGATATTTAAGAGCGTTTAGGTATAATTTGGCTTGCGAATTAGCGCCTGAGTTTGGTGTTGAGCCATCACCACAAGTGTCGCGTATTGCTATGTCTAGCAAACGCAATTTAAAACGCATTAACAATCCAAATGGCGTTATGGCGATCCCATACAGCATTGTGGGCACTCGTCAGAAATATAATATCTTTGCAGGTAATTACTAATGAAGACGCCTATTCTTGGCTCCTCATATCAAGCGCGGTCGCCTAATGCGGCTGACGCTCAAATGATAAATTTATACCCTGAGATTATTCCTGAAGGCGGTAAAGAAGCTGCCTGGCTTCAACGCGTGCCGGGGTTGCGGCTTCTCAATAACATAGGTTCTGGTCCTATTCGTGGCTTATGGACGTTCAATGGAAAAGGCTATGTTGTCTCTGGAACCGGTTTGTATCAGATAGATAATAATTGGAACGCAACATATAAAGGTAACATAGCCGGAACAACGCAGGTCACAATGACCGACAATGGCACGCAATTATTCATTGCGGCTAATGCTTATGGCTATATTTATAATAGCAGCAATCCATCATTGGTTTGCACGACAACAAATGGTCTTACTACCGTAACGACTACAGATACAACGCAAATATATCCTACTCAACCTGTGTCTGGCCCCGGCATACCTGGTGGTGCAACAGTCGCTAGTATTACAAACGGAACCACTTTTGTGTTGTCTGTAGCTGCTACGGTAAGCGGCACAAATACATTGACGTTTTCTGACTTTCTTACCCAGCTTAGTTCTAACTTTTATGGCGCTGTTGGCTGTGGCTTTTTGGATACTTATTTTGTGTTTAATCAGCCTAACAGCCAAGTCTTTTGGGTTATGGATTCTACAGGCACATCAATTGATCCATTACAATACGCCAGCGCTGATGGTTCGCCGGATAATCTTGTTACGCTATTAGTAAATCACCGCGAAGTATGGCTTTTTGGCACGAACTCTGTCGAAGTCTGGTATGATGCCGGTAATTTTCCGTTTCCTTTAGCGCGTATTCAAGGCGCGTTTATTGAAACTGGCTGTCTTGCTGCGTATTCAGTCGCCAAAATGGACAATAACGTCTATTGGCTTGGTGCTGACGCGCGCGGTAATGGTATTGTATATGTCTCGAACGGGTATGCAGGGCAACGTATCTCTACCCACGCCGTTGAATGGCAAATTCAACAATACGCGACATTATCTGATGCTGTAGCCTATACGTATCAGCAGGACGGTCATAGTTTTTATGTTTTAAATTTTCCGACTGCTAATACGACATGGGTATATGACGTATCTACGCAAGCATGGCATGAGCGCGCTGGGTGGGAAAATGACATGTTTACGCGTCACCGTGGTAATTGCCAAATGAATTTTAACAATACTATTGTTATTGGCGATTATAAATCGGGTGGTATTTATGCTTATGATTTAAATGATTATACAGAGGCAGGTGGTATTCAAAAATGGTTGCGGTCGTGGCGCGCGCTGCCGACAGGTCAGAATAATCTTAATCGAACCGCACAGCATAGCCTTCAATTAGATTGTCAGACTGGCGTTGGTTTAGACGGGACAGTTCAAGGTTCAGATCCTAAAGTCATGCTTCGTTGGTCGGACGATGGCGGTCACACATGGTCTAATGAACATTGGAAATCAATGGGCAAAATCGGGCAGACAGGCTACCGGACGATCTGGCGGCGTCTTGGCATGACATTAAAGCTCCGCGATCGCGTGTATGAAGTATCCGGCACTGACCCAGTTAAGATAGCCATCATGGGTGCGGAATTGCACGCGGATGGCACCAATGCCTAATCCCGTCGATAATAACACTCAGATTCCGGCGTCGCGTGTTGCGATCTCGGAAAAAGATATGCCTTCACGACCTTGGTATCGTTGGTTTTTTAATATCTATACGTCTGTAGAAGCTGGACGACGATATGGATCGTTTTACGATACGACGACACATACAGCGGTTGCTATCAACACAGCTTATCCGATCACATTTAATAATACATACCCTAATAACAACACCAAAATGTCTTATGGTGTTTATTTAGGAACAACAACATCACAAGTATTTGTAAACAATACAGCTATATATAATCTTCAATTTTCCCTTCAATGCGCCAGCACGGCAGGCAGTGCAAAAAGTATATATGTTTGGCCCCGCGTCAATGGCGTTGATATTGTTCAATCTGCTATCCAAGCTTTAATAGTAAACGGCACAACGACTGTTGTTACGTCCAGCTTTATGTTAAGTCTTAATAAAGGCGATTATTTTGAGTTGATCTGGTCAACTAATGATACGGGTATTACGCTGGCTCCACAAGCAGCGGCAAGTCCTGTTCCAGCTATCCCTTCGGTCATCTTGACCGTCACAAGTAATATAGGTGCTTAATGTCCGTTCTTTCACCCGTCGCCAAAATGCAATTTATAGACAGTTCAGGCGCGCCGCTTGTTGGAGGTCTGGTCTATACCTATGCCGCTGGCACAACAACACCGTTAGCAACTTATACGGATAGCACAGGCGGCTCAGCCAATACTAATCCAGTAGTCCTAAACGCCAGAGGCGAGGCCGACATTTGGCTAGGCGCTAATACATATAAGTTTACATTAGCCGATGCTAATAATAGCGTCATTTGGACAGTTGATAATATTTCAGCGCCTACAACGGCGCAATCGCCTGTTCTTAGTGGTAACGTCGTCATTAATTCTAATTCATCTAACCCTGCGTTGACAGTCACACAGACCGGCTATGGCCCTGTGTTGAACTTCATTAAAGGAACTAACAGCGCGTTTTATCTGGATGCAAACGGCCATATAGGTTTAGGCACCACGACGCCCGCACAACAATTGGATCTATGGGGCGGCACGCTACAGTTATCGAGCGCAACAGGCACGGCATATACGGATTTATCGGCTAACGCGACGGATTCTTTCTTTGCGGCGGCTAACGACCGTAATTTTACAATCCAGACAAATGGCGTTACGCGCGCGATAATTAATAGTTCTGGGGCAGCGTTTAGCGTGCCTATTACCGGCGTTGGCTCTAACCCACCAGGTATGATCGCTACTTTTGCAGGTTCTTCAGCTCCTACTGGTTGGCTATTATGCGATGGCACGCAATATGCTCAAACAGCATATGCAAATCTTTTTGCAGCTATTGGATCAGCATGGAATACTGGCGGTGAGACTGCCGGTAATTTTAGAGTGCCCGATCTTCGTGGCATGTTTTTGCGTGGCACCGGATCAAATGGCGTTGTAAGTGGGGCTACTGGTCCCGCTGTTGGTGCAAGCCAAGCTGACACTTATTTGAACCACAGCCATGGCGTCACTGATCCACAACACAATCATCTTCTTAAAATTACCACCGGCATCAATGGTGGTGGTTCAGGTGCGGTTCCATACTTAGACCCTGCCGGAACATCTACTTTTGGATCTAATTCTTCAGCTACAAACATAACTATTAACACATCGACGACCGGCGGCGCTGAAACACGACCTAAGAACTATGGTGTTCTTTATATTATTAAGACATGACGACACGACTGATAGACGACCGCGAAGACGCTTTAAAAGTAGGGTTTGTAGCCACTAATTGGCACATACCTATGACTTGGGAAGATTATATTAAGGCGACAGCGGATTGGACTGTCAGAGGAATTGAGCGGGACAATAAGATAATAGGGGCCATGTATTCCAAAAATGGCGAAACTCATGTATCTATATTACCTGAGTGGCGTCGTAAATGGCTGACAAAAGGTTTGTTGAAAGAGATCTTGGCGGACACGCAGTTTACAAGAGTGACTGACGGCCATGATTTTATGTATAACATATTGGATAGATTAGGTTTTAAGTCACAGGATGATGGAACCTTAGCAAGAGAGAAGTAACATGGGTTTTTCTGCCGCCGCCAATGCTCAGAATCAAGGCACTCAACAAGCCATGA